ACATACGGTATTTTTAAATCAACAGGCGGTGCAAATAGTTCATATGCATGGCAAGCAAAAACACCAACAGTACTTAACAGCAAAGACCATTTAGAAAAAGTTGTTCAAGGTTTTATTGAAATACCTGCACCTCTTTCAAGTTCGACACAGTCTGTTATTACAGCTAATGGTGTTTTAAGAATTAATAATATTAGTATAGCTCTTAAGGCTGGTGACACATTACCAATGGTTGTTAGTAAGATTAATGCTTCAACTTCATTAAAGAGTAAAGGTATTAGTGCTGTTTCGTTTATTAGAAATGAAAAATTCTATCCAAATGGTACAACAATTGGCGGTGTAGTATACGGTGATGTATATAATCTAAGACTTGTTGTAACGGATATTGATGTTGATATCATTCTTGATGGATCAACAACAGATATTTTATATAATTTAGGTTTATATGCACAACCGACTAATTGGGTATTACCAAAGAGCACATTAGGAGAGTCCGGTGATCTTGCTATTGATGTTGTAACAACGTCAGCTATTGGGGTTGTAACTGATGCACATCAAAATCAAATTTGGCAAAAAGTTTCGTTAAGCACTTCAGCTGGAACAACTAGTTGGTGGTTCCTAGTAGGTAGTACTGATGCAATATTCCCAGGTTGGGGTTGGAGAGAATCTACACCTCGTGTGTTAACAGGTACAGTTCCAAATCCAAGTTTAACTGTTGGTGAAGGCTGTAACATTGCTATAGGTACATCAACATTGAGTGTTAATGTTCCTGCACCAGTAGGTTCACAAACAAAGTTAGATGCCTTTATTGCTGAAATTAATAGCAAGTTTAATACAGCACAAGTAAAGGCTGTTGCAAAGAAAAAGAAAGTTGGTAGTAACAATTATCTTCAAATAGTTAACTATGATGCAACAGATGTATATCTACATGATTATAGTTCGCATACAGGTATTGAACAACCATTAGGTAATGCTGGGATTTCGACTAGTACAACGTTTTTTGGATCAATTCAGGGAACAGTATCAAATCCAAGTTTCACTACACCTGATATGTTTGTAGGAACTGCTACAGTAGTTGAACCAGGTACAAATTACTTCAAAGGTGAAGTGTTAACTGTTGACGGCGGTGTAGGAACTTCTTCTGCACAAGTAACAGTTGCTACAGTAAAGGTTGCATCAGCTACTATAACAAGTGCAGGATCTGGATATAGTCCAAGAGATACTCTAACACTTTCGGGCGGCTATTGGTTAAGTCCAGTTGTTATTAGAGTTGATTCTGTTGGAACAGATGGTGCAATTACTTATTTTACCATTATTCAACAAGGTCAGTTTAATAATGCAACTGCTCCAACTGATAACGTAGCATTTACTGCTACATCTGGGTCAGGCCACGGTGCAACATTTAACTTGGTATATGGTGCTTCTACAGTAACTATTACATCATCAGGACAATACTCATATATCCCTGGTGCTACAACAACTACTTCTGCAGACGATATAGGACATGGTTGTACATTACTATTAACACCTGATTATACTTCGGCAGATTCTTTTACAATGAACCTAGGTTCTAATGTAACAAAAACAATTTTTGTTCCTGGCGGATACATAGATAACCTTGTAATGGCTATTAATGATGCTTGGCCAGAATATACTATACAAGGAATTGATGTTGCATCAAAAGTAACATCTGGGTCAAGTAGCTATTTGAAAATAACTAATCCAAATGGAACTAACTTTATACTTAAAGATGTAAGCGGAACACCGTTAAAGACAGCAGGTATTCCAGTTGGTTATACATTTGGTAAGCAATTAGTTTATAAAGGTTATAGCTATGATTTGCAAGTTCCAAATAAACTAGCTGATATTGCTATAGACAACATATGGATTAACACAACTCCTCAAAATAGAGGTGCATCATTTGTTGTTAAACAGTACCAGAATGGTTCTTGGGTTAAGATGAATACAGTTCCTAACCAAGGTATTGTTCCAATGTACTCAAGCGAAGCAAGTGCTGATACTGCATTTGATACAGCAAAAGGTATTGGTACAGTGTTTATGCACTATAACGCAAATGGTACAGATCCTTCAACTGCACAATTCATTCTTAAGAGATGGGACGGATTTGCATGGTTACCACTTGTTTATACAGCAGATGTTGTGGCTCCTTCCGGACCAGCAGCAAATGGAACACATTGGTTTAACACAGATCTAATGGTTGATCTAATGGTAAGTGACGGCCAAGTATGGAGAGGATATGCAAACATTTATCCTGGAACAGATCCAAATGGTCCAATTTTAGATGCTAGTGCTCCGCTAGTTCAGAGCACAGGTGCACCACTAGTTGACTACGATATCTGGATTGAAACAAGTGATATTGAAAATTATCCAAGAATTTATAGATATAATCGTTTAAGTGCTTCTTGGGTATTAATTGATAACACAGATCATAGTAGTTCAGCAGGTATTATTTTTGCTGATGCTCGTCCTAACTATAATGGTAAGAAGACAGGCAGCATGTTGCCAAGTCAAATGATCACAAGCGATTATGTTGATCCAGATGCACCAAATGCCGAACTTTACCCAGACGGGCTACTATTATTCAACACAAGATATAGTACAAATAATGTTAAGACATGGACTGTAAAATACTTTGATGTTGAACATTATCCAGATGTCGAGTGGAGAGATCGTTGGGTAACATTAAGTGGTAACAAGCCAGATGGTACACCATATATGGGCCACTGGGCACAACGTCAAGTTGTTGTAACTGCACTTAAGAGTGTTATTGTTGCTAACCAAGACATTCGTGCAGAGCAGACAACATTTAACTTGATTGCTTGCCCTGGATATGTTGAAACACTAGCAGATCTAGTAACACTTAACACAGATAAGAAGGAAGTAGCGTTTGTTATTGCAGATACTCCTGCAAGACTTGATCCATCAAGCATTAGCATCCAAAATTGGGCAAGTAATTCAAACGGTGCACCTCTTGATGGTCAAGATGGTTTAATAACACATAACAAGTATGCTGGTATATATTATCCATGGGGCTTAGGTACAAATATTGATGGTACATCTGTATTTGTTCCACCAAGTGCAATGGTATTACGTACATATGCATACAACGATCAAGTTGCTTATCCGTGGTTTGCGCCAGCAGGATATAATCGCGGTGTTGTTACAGGTATTAGTTCAGTTGGTTACTTAACTACTGATAATACATACCAGTTCTTACAATTGAGTCAAGGTCAAAGAGACGTTCTTTATCTAAATAGCGTCAATCCAATTGCATTCATTCCAAATAGAGGATTGATTGTTTACGGACAAAAGACTCTTGCTCCTATTGCAAGTGCACCAGATCGTATTAACGTAGCTAGATTGCTTAATTACCTAAATTATCAACTAGACTTACTTGCAAAACCATTCCTGTTTGAACCAAATGATGAACAGACTCGTAAGGCTGTTAAATCAACATTTGATAGTTTCATGGGAACACTAGTTGGTCAACGTGCTCTATACGACTTCGCTGTAGTTTGTGATGACACAAACAATACAGCCGCACGTATTGATGCAAACCAATTATGGATAGATATTGCAATTAAGCCAGAAAAGGCAATCGAATTTATCTACATTCCAATACGTCTGCTAAACACAGGAGATCCACTACCTGGATCAAACAGAGGTACTGGTTAATAATAATTAAGAATAGCGGGAGATCAAACTCCCGCTATTTTCTTGACGATAATAATACATATTAGAACTGCTAAATATCATTGATTAAATAAATTTCGGAGCAGATACGTATGTCCATCCCTGTTGTTAATGTAAAGTTCAGCGATATTAATAAAGAACTCTACGCCGCAAGTAATGCTCAACGCAGTATAAACGATGGCCAGGGTAGATTACTTGCCTCAGTAGGTGGAACTACTCAAAATCTTAATACAAGTACTTTAATACCATTAGGTAATTTTAGAGGCCACGCATATTCTAGGGTCTACATAACTTCCGGTGAAAAAAATGTTGATATGCTAGCTAAATCAACTTCAACTGGTAGATATCTTCATAATTTTACATTATCAAATGTTTATATACAAAATCAAACAATAATAGGCAGTACAAGTGTTGATTCGCCTAGCCTTACTATTGCTAACTTTGGCAATTATGACAAACAATTTTTAATGATAGAAACAGGATCTTACGTTGCAGGTAAAGGCGGACATGGCGGTTCTGTTGGGTTTGTAGGATATAGTGCTGAACACGGTGGCGCTGGGTTAGCTGCTTCTAGCTTTGTTACTATATATAATTATGGGACAATCGGCGGCGGCGGGGGCGGCGGCGGCTTCGGTGGTAATGCTTATAATGGATATTTAGGAACATTATACATAGGCGGCGGCGGGGGCGGCGGTGCTGGTAATGAGGTAGGTAGCGGCGGCTTTGGCGGCGGCGCTAGCGGCGGCGGCCCTGGCTCGCCTGGGCAGAGTGTTACAGCCGGCGGCCCTGGTGGACCAGGCGCATGGTCGGCCGGTAATGGAGGCCCTGGCGGTAATTTAGGTATTGCCGGAACACCCGGAAATCCTGGTGTCGGTGTACCCGGTACATGGGCAATTGCAACCGGCGGCGGAAACGGCGAGCCGGCTGGATTTTCGATTACTGGATATGAAAATGTCCTATTGAGATATGGTGGTGATATTAGAGGTCCTACAACAACTGGCGGTGGCAGCGGTGGCAACGGTACTTATAAATTTTATTTAATGAATCAATATATAGCAGACGCAGCAAGTCAAGTTTCAACCCCACCAGCTTCATATTTACGATGGAACACTCCTGCTCAATCATCTGCATCTGTAATATATGTAAATCAAGCATGTAAAACAGCTGGACAATCAATAACTACTCCATTAAACAATGCAAAAAATGCTGGTATATCATTTGCTGGCGGCGTTATGACAATCGGCGGAGTTGATGCTAATAACCAATTAACCACTCAGTGTGTTAATTATGATATTATCGGTGAACCGGTATATATCGGCGATGTTTGGCAGTTTCCTGTACAATTTAAATCGGTTTATGGTAATCCGTTTGCAACCGGCGCTACGGTTGTATTTGCAGTAACAGTTTAATTGATAACACTTATTATAGATGTATAATATTGTGTATGACTGCTAAAAATATTTTACAGATACAATTAGAAGAAGCTATTCAGATGTTACGATTAGTAGCAAATGAAGAACGTACATGTGTAGAAGTACGAGAATGGCTAGAACAAAACTATCCGGAAGATACTGATAAAGATAGTCAAAATATAATTAACTTAATAATAAAGAATATTTCAAAATAACCGTTTAATTCGTGCGTAGATTTTGAATTCTACCAATATGCATAAATAGATATGCAACATTTTGGAGGATTTAAACAATGGCATTCCAACCTACACTAAGTAAATTTGGTGTACCACTACAAGCCGGTACAAGTGGTATTGGCATCCTAATGCCTAAACTAAAATACAGATTTAGGGTTAGTATGCAGAATTTTGGTCCGATTGGTACAGCTCTAGCTTTAACTAGACAAGTTGAAACATGCGGGCGTCCGGTACTAAACCATGATATGGTTGAACTCCATAGCTATAACAACATAGTCTATATTCCAAAGAAACCAAACTGGTCGAATATAGAAATTAAGGTTCGCGACGACGTTTCAAACAGTGTCAGTTCTCTTGTAGGAGCACAGATTCAGAAACAAATGAATCACTTTGATCAGACAAGTGCATTAGCTGGTATTAACTTTAAATTCACTACAATTATTGAAGTACTAGACGGCGGTAATACTGGTGTTCTTGAGAATTGGTATTTAGAAGGTTGTTATCTAGAAACTGTTAACTACGACAGTCATGATTATACATCAAGCGATCCTGTTGCAATAACTCTAACAGTTCGCTTTGATAATGCAACACAAGATAACACTATCATGCCACAGATTCAACCACCGACTGGATTAGGCCCTATGGCTTAATTAACAGTATACATTTTATAAGTTATAATAAGGCTACTAAAAGTAGCCTTATTTTTTTGGTCATAAATAAAACTATGACACTTTATATAAGACAAAAACCTTACGCATCTACATTCTTTGGGGCACGATGGCCCGGTCAAAGAATGGACAAACTTCCCCGTTACAAATTTATGTATTATGTTAGCTTTAAATTAAGCGACGATGCATTGAGCTGGGTTGGAGAAAATCTTAAAAATTTAGATAGTTGGCAATCCGGAGTTAGTTTTAAAGTGCATTCGATTGATAAACCATCAGTAGATTTGCCGTCAACCACTCTAAGTCAATACAATAGAAAACGTAATGTTTACAGTAAAGTTGAGTATCATCCGTTTAATATCAAAATGTATGATACGGTTGACGACTTACCTCTTATGTTATGGAAAAAATATTTCACGTATTATTTCGGAGATAGTAGATTAGGACCGGATGCTACTGGTAATGATATGAAAAACGACACAATGGATGTAAGCCAAAGTGTAGTAGATAATAGTATAATTAAACCAAATTTATGGGGGTTAAATCCTGTAAAAGAAAACACATATTTCTTTGACAAAGTAGAACTTTATGCTATTTTTGGTAAAAATTATACACAGATAAATTATATTAAACCTAAAATTAGTAAAATAGATTGGCAACAGTATGATTCAACGTCATCTGAACTTGCAGAAGTTTCTATGACATTAGAATACGAAGCATTAGAATATCTAGATTCTGGTAGTGTTTCTCCAGAACTACAAGAACGATTTGGATTTAATATAGAAGCACCACTTGAACCTAAAGATCAATATTATCCAGATGCTGGTGCAAGTAAATTAAGCGCACCTAAGCCTGATACACAAAATATGATAAAGAGTTTATTAGCAAGTAAAGTACCAACTAATCCGACAGATCTATCAGCTAGTATATCAAATCAATTCCAAGTGGCGAATAGTACTTTGAATATTTTCAATGGTAATGGGTTAGATTCGATTTCTTCCATGTCTGGTACTGTTATAGGACAGACAACTGCACCACTTAATTCATATCTTACCTCATTTGGAAGTAGTACAAATGCTGCAAACCTTTCTCAATTTATCGGTACGGGATCTAGCGGAATACCTGCGTCGCCTGGTGTGCTAGGAACCTTTGGAAATTTTGATTTCGGTGGAACTACAAATGGTTGATTGGAAATGTAATGGCTAATAACGATATTATTTCAAAAAATATTAAAAAACAAATCGCCCTTAATACCGGGCAGTTAGCGATTACCTCTAATAACGGTACGACAAGTTTTGTTGATGTAACACATAATAATGTTTTAGGTAGCGGTGCTAATGCCTCGAATTACGTTCTTAGTAATGCACCTGGAACATACACATCTAATTTAAAAGCAGAAGTCTATAACTATGCAAAAGGTATATTTAGCGGCCAGGATGTACCAGTTGAATTAATCGAAAGTTTAAGTAGTTTAGCAACATATTACGTTAGTAAAACCGGGTCTTCGGTTCAAGATTTATTTAAAAATGGAGAACTTCAACCTGCGTTTCTTAATACCGTAAATACTTTTTTAAATAGTTCTATTCAATTTGGTTATAGACGGTTGAATACGAATCAACCATGGGTTAATAATCCAACATTACATGGTAATATAAATGCAGCTTTTCAACCTTCTCAACCTAGAACTAATTTACCAGTTCAGATAACAACAAGTTCATATCCTGCATCTGAATCAACTGGTTCAATAGTTTCTGTATATGAAACAAGTGATGTAGTTAATACAGATAACACAATTAATTCTAATAATACAGGGTCTACTAGTTCTGTATCAACCTGGGTGCGATACTTGTTTGATTCGTCAGGAACAGCTGAACACGTAGAAGATTCGGCTATAGACAGTACAGGAAATATCATAGTAGTTGGATCTGCAACTAATATGGGTCAAGAAATCGGATGGATTACAAAACTTGAAAATCAATACGGATCAGTTCTTTGGGATAAAAAGGCAACATTAGTAAGTGGCGATTCATCTAGAATTAAACGAATTTTAATCGACAAATCGAACAACATTTTTATTGCTGCTAGGGCAGTAAATGTACCAGAAATTATAACAATAGTTAAATTAGATATTAATTGTAATGTAATATGGCAACAATCAATAAATCCCGGCGGAGAAATTCAAGATTTTGTTTTAGATGAAATTAATCAATATGTTGTAGTAATCTTTAATGCTTACGATGAAATTAATAATAATTATATCTTTAAGTTTAATTATAATGGCAGCTTATTAGTAAGTCAGCAGATTAGTTCTGTAACACAGCCATTAGTATCTGTATCAGCTGATTTCAATTTACTCGGTAATTTATTTTTAGTTGGTAATATTCCGGGTAGTAATACAATAAGGATATTAATATTTAATACTTTAGGTAACTTAATTGATAATGGGTCTGCAAGTTATGGAACCGGATTAATTAATAGTATTGATCATATATTAGTAAGATATTCGGCAGATAATACATTCTGTGTTACAACAGTTGGACCAAAATCTCCGTACACATTTATTAGTGTAGTTGATCACTTTAATTTAGATACCAGTATAAATGAAAATGATACAAATGAATATCTTATCGGAACTGTAGGATGTTCTATTAACGATTTTGTTATAAGGGACAATATTCATTATGCCATAACTAAGAATTTTAATAATAATGTAAATTCTTTTGGAACTACTATTATGAATTTCAACGTTACCGCATCTGGGACAGTTAATAGCTATGATTTTTATAATTCTAAAAATGCAAATGCAACAGCAACTTCCAATACTATTTCAATAACATCTGATAGTGTGATAATAAGTGGATCTGCTACTTACGATTCAATTA